TTCAATGTACGATTCGGGTAGATGCGGATTGTCATTTGGCAATGATTGTATGAACGCAAGATGTTGCGGTAAACTTTCCGTCTTAAACGGGGCGTAGAATTCGTTGTACAGCCATCCTTTTGATGGATTGCATGTAAGCAGCATCTTTGGTTTGAGATCATATTGATTTAGTTTAAATCGAATACGTGACTGTAATATATCTATTGCACGTTTGCTAACCTGTGCTGCCTCGTCTACGTAGGCATCTGTTAATTCTAACCCTCCTAAACTATGGAACTCCGCATCCGATGGATAGGCAAACAAGTCTTTAAGTATTATTTCGCTTCCGTTGCTGAATGTGATTACGTGCGTTTGATTGTTGATTGTGTAATGCTCATTTGGCGCAAGACCAAACATGTGCGCTACTTCAAAGAATGTCTTTAAAGTGGTCTTCTTTAGCGTATCGAGTTTACTTCGACCTATCAAACCACGTGTACCCGGATATTTAAACCTGCGGCTTATCTGCCATGCACAACCAATGAAAGATTTTGAGCCACCTGCAGCACCACCGAAAAGCACCACACGTGCCGGGTGTGAGTTACCCAGCACACGCAATGCTTCCTTTTGTTTAGGCAGGTATTCAATCATGTAAATAATCCGATATACATTCCAACCAATCCACCGCATAGTGTGGCTATCATGTCCAAAGTGCTAAATGATTTTTCTTTCAGTACAGAATCGTATAGTTCTTTGCCAGCTGCAAACGCGAATACCACGATCATCGAGAATGGTGCGCTAAATATCGAAGCAGCTGCAGCGTAGATAGCAACACCATACACTGCATGGTTTGCTTTGTCTTGTGGTAGGTTAGGCAGGTTCATTAGAATGGCAGGTCTCCTGATGGATCGTCTTGTTGTTCGTCACGTTTTACGAGTGGCTCGCTCATCTTACCGGAAAAGAACTTGCCATTCTTCCCTTCCTTAACCCATGCAGCGAGTCGCATCTTCTTACCATTCACCATGATTTCGCCTGTGTACTGTGGACCGTTGTTAGCCACGTTGTTGTTCTTGAATAGGGTGAACTGCCCTTCTTGCATTTGATAGTTGCTCATTGTATTAATTATTAATTATTCCGATGTCTTCAATCATTAGACTAATTGTGGTCTTGCCATAGAAGTCTTGTGTTTCTACGACTTCAAAGGTTTCATGGTCGATGCTATGACCATTGATGAAACCAATATAGATTTCAGTATCATCGTGATACTGCGCAAGCTTATCCCACAATTCGCCTACTGTCATAACTTGTATTCGTCTTTATCGGTTAGCAAATGTAACTCCTCAAAGATAAGGCGCATTGCCATGTTATCACTCATTGCTGGGCGCATACTTCGCTTAGCTGTTAGCACAAACAACTTGCGCAGCAGGTCGGTTTCTTTTTGCTTATCGTATTGTTTCATTCTGCTAAATTTACACCTACTTTTTCACATAATTCTTCAATTTCATTTATGGTTTTTCTTCCGCATTGTCGTGTCTTCCATAAATTCTTACGACTTAATTTAGATAAACTTTGAACAGTCTGCCATTCATTAATATCGTTCCTCAACAAAACATTGAGTGTTCTTACTGTCAAATTATGTTCTCCAATTAATGTTGAGCTTTGTGATAAATGATATTGTTCGGCACGCTTTATTCCTTCTTCTACTTGCTGCATATACAAGTTAATAATAACTAATGCTTCTTTAAATTCTTTTTGTGTAATCATTTCAGTATTCATTTTGATTTTCGATTAGTTCCCTGTAACGTTCCTGCCTGTATTCGGTGAATTGATACGGCTTGTTTTTATATACCCGGAAGCGCATGTCGTTATCCCATTGCGGCAGCGCATCGTATTCGCGCATTAGTGCAATTTCAAGTGGTGGTGGATTTTCCCTTTTCACTTCGCGCACTGGTTCTTCTTTGATGCTTAACTTATCTGCTGCCTGTTGCATCGCTTCCATGATTTGCGGGTGCTGGAACATTTCGTAGATATTGTTGTTCGCCTGTTGATCCTTAACCATTCGTGCAGTTACTGCATCACGTTTAGTAAAATACTTTCGAATCCATTCAAAGAATACTTGCCCATCGATACGGTTGTAGATTGGTCCATACTCACCTTTCATTGCCATTCGAAAGCAGATGCGGAATTCTTCTACGCGCAGGTAGTAGTATTCTTCCATGATTAGTTCAGCTGTAAGCATAAGCTGTTGTGGATTCATGGGCTGCTGAAGGTTAAAGTACTGTTGGCACTCATCCATCAATGCCACTAATACACCAAGCGCAGTTTGTTCACCTTTTGCTTTTCGAATCTCACTCAGTGCTGGTGATGTCTTCGATGCCAAGATTTGATGCAAGGTTACTTCGGTACTGCTTGCGGAATTGCTCAAGGTCGTTAAGTCTTTTCTCTCGTTCATTTTGAATTGGTTTTTTATTTTGGTCAAATTTAAATGCATTGTTCATCCATTTGCGGACAGTCGATTCCCACGAAACGATTTTTGCGCCACCCGATGTTTTCCACCCGGTGCTTGTGTAGTGGTCGAAACAATTTTTGCTTTCTGCAACAATTTTGATTTCGCTCCACTTACCACCCGATTTCATATTCAACTCACCCATAAAATTATAAATATCATTTTCGGATGGTGGTGTGAAAACACCACGTTTATTGTTTATGGTTTGTTGTTTATTGTTTACTTGTTTATGAATGTCGCAGTTGCTTTCAACATTGCTTTGTACTGTGCTTTCACTTTGCTTTGTCAAGTGCTTCATCAGTGCTTTGTCAAGTGCTTTGTTACTTGCTTTATCAAATTTTGATAGAGCAACTATATTACATTGGTGTTGATTGACTGCCTTCTTTACTACCTTAACAAACCCCCATTCAATCAGTTGGTCAAAACACTTCTTATAGGTGTTATAGCTTTTGCATCCCATTCCTTGCATGCATTCGCTGGCTGTGATTTGGAATATATCTACCCAACCCAAACGATTATTTATCTCAACAAGCCATAGGTACAAGATACCATGTGAAGCGGTCACCTGCTCCGGGTGTTCGAATGCATAGTCAAACCATGCACGCGAATATGAATAACCATTATTCTTCATAAAGTAAATACCCACCTTCACATGCAAAGGCGTACCCTCAGCCGAATGGCTTATGGCAATGCAGTGAAGATGGGATTTGAAATTCTTTTCATAAGGGTACGCTTTGCAAAGATAATCAAAATATCTCTACTTCCAAATTGCTGTGGCAATCATGAATCCGATTACGGCACCAACAGCCATGATCAAGAGCATCTTGCTGTTGGTGTTATCGCATTCCGGTTCTTGGACAATAGGCATTGGTGTGGGTGTAGGTGCTTTGCGAACAGGTGCAATGGTCATTTGCTGCATACCAGCTTTACTTTGCGCTTGGTCAATACGCGATTGCTTCAGGCATTCCTTCACCATTGAATTCACAATGGCTTGTGTGGGTGCATTGCCTATCCACTTGGTAACGTCACCTTCGCGCTTAATCATTTTAGCTTCGCGCATCAGCGTAACTACACGCGAACCGATTCGGTATTTGCTTTGCATGTACTTGATATCAAACTCCTTTGCAGTATATAACTCCATCATGAAGTCGTAATACTTTTCCTTTGTGCTTTTTCTCATTTTTCTAAATAGGTTTTAATTGTTTGTGTGAATTCTTCGAATGATCTGCACACCTTAACTGCATATCCTGCATTGATAAGCTGCGCGTGAACGATTTTCTGTGTGTCGGATAGCTTACCCTTTTCGGTCTTCATCTCAATAAACAGGGCATGATGTCCACCTGATGCCATGCAAACCATAAGGTCAGGCATACCGGGCATAGCTCCTTCTGCTTTTAAGATGTTCCACCGCTTAGCACGTTGCACAGGTGTACCACCAATGAACACACCGTTTGGGAATGATGCAATCAATGTACGTGGGAATGAATAGCGGAACCATTCAACGCAACGCTGCTGCATCTTGCTTTCGTCATGCTTCATGCTGGTAACATGTTTGACATTGCTAACCAAAATTTACCCACGTAGTCTTCATCTGCCTGAATGGTAACCACAGGTAGATGCCTTTCAAGGTACGAATACTCCCAACCGCCAACCGAATGCACTTCATAGTCGCAGCCAAGTGCAACCGGGCAATACTTTATACTGTTGCGTTCGACAGGTATATCAAAGCGCACTAATACATTGGTAGTATAATCAAGTGTAACAAGGTAACAGATGCGGTATTCATTCACAATCTTGCGCTTAACCGTATAGTAGCGTTTATCTCCTACACGTTTGATGTCATGCACATCGTATTCGCTTTGCATCGAGTCAGTGAATTCTTCATGGAATTCCATTTGATTCAAGTTATGCTCGATTTCGCGCCATCTTTTTTCCTTATCATCATTGCTGAATACCAGCTTGCACCAATTAATCAGTTTGCCATTGGTCACATTTAGGTCTTTTCGCATCTGCTCAAAACTCATGTGGTCAAAGTTCTTCATGATATACAAAATATCACTACGTGTGGGTAGTTCTGTGGTTCTTCTTTTATTCATCGCCTTCGTGTTTAATGGTTATTGCATTGATTACTTCGCAAAGTGGTATCTGCATCACGTGGCTAAGATTCATTAGCTGTCGCAGTCTAATGCTGCCCGGATCTGCGCACCAATTATGAAGTGTCTTTTTAACTATGGGGGTGTTGCTTCTTTGCATCGCACGAAGGAGAGCAGCTTTGCTCCCCAGCGTGCGTGCAATCAACCCATTAAGTTGATTATCTTTTTTCATTCGATTGGTTTTAATTGTGGATTGGCTCGGTAGAATATCTCACGATGCACAGTGCTGAAGTGATGCATGAACACAGCTTCTTCGATAGGTTCGTAATGCTTATCGCGGCTTTCGCGCTCTAAACGGAATGCTACTTCAGCAGCATCTTCATACTGCTTAGTTTCAATCTGCATCACGCGACCATCACCTAAGCTATAAACGTGAATTAGAACATAGTCTTCATTCATGCAACAATAGCTTTTGCTATAGTCACCGGATATGAAATAGAAAGGAAGTTTAATTTCGGTTGTGCCAACTACTGTGTTTGCAACAACAGGGATTGTGA